GGGCCGAAATCCATGACCGACTCGTCGCTCACCACGGCAACGATGGTCGGTGCCGGCGGCGGCTGCTCGGCCACATTGGCCGGCACCGCGATCTGCGGGTTGTAGGGCGGGATGGCCTGGCTGTCGGCGGTGTAGACGCCCGGCGCCGCGTCGACGTAGTAGATGCGGGCGGTCAGGTCGCCGAACATCTCGATGTGATGGACGATCTTTTCGGCGGTCTCCTGGCTGCTCTCACCGAACGCCACCAGGTCGCCCTCCGCGGGCACGTTGGGCACAGCGATCGAGGTGGCCAGGGTCAGTGACGTGGTTTCGCCGGCCACGGTGTTGACCGCCCGGTAGACCTGGCTGTTGTCGGCCAGGCGGATGCGCACCCCGTAGGTCTTGCCGGCCTCCATGGTCACCGCCTCGTCCAACTCGATGGCGGTGACGTTGCCGCTGCCGTCCGTGGTGACACTCTTGATGCGCCCGGCCGCCAGGCCGTGCAGGGCCACGTCGTCGACGACGCGGATCAGGTCGCCGGTGGTCACCACCAGCCCCTCGGCATCGACCATGCGGCTGTGCATCTCCGGTCGCAGCAGCGCCACGGCCAGGTAGTAGCGGGCCGCCTTGTAGGCCTGGTCATAGTTGGTAATGCCGGCCAGGTCCATCTCGTCGATCTTGGTGGCGGTACTGCTGTCGTAGCCGTCGGCATAGACCGTCACCTCGTCCTGCTGGTACCCCAGCGCGGCATTGACAAAGCGCACCTTCACCCCGTGTATCTGCTGGAACACCCGATCTCCGCGCACATCCCAGCTGTTGCGCGGGGTGAGCAGCATTTTCGGGCCGGCGTCGATCAGAGCCTGGCTGTCGTGCACCAGGCTGAACAGCCCGTCGCGCATCACCGGCCGGGCCCGGCCCACGGCCGCCACCTGCTGCAGCATCTCGAAGGGGGTGGTCTGGTAGTCGATGACGGCGTTGAAGTCATAGCCATTAAGCGAGCAGCTTTCCCGCCAGGCTTGCAGGCTCGCCAGGTCGAGGCGACTGTCGGCCACCGGGTATTTCATCGCCGGGCCCTGCAGCACATCGCGAAAGATCGCCGCCGGGTTGCTGGTCGGCACATTGTCCACCCAGGCGTTGCCGTCCCAGTCTTTGAGCAGAGAGGTCGCCTCGAGGTTGAAGCGGTCGATGATGCCGGACAGCTGCTCGGTCGCCTTGATGCGCATCGCCACCATGGCCAGTCCTGGCATGTTGACGGGGCTGTCTTTCTTGATGCTGCGGAAGGTTGCCCACCAGGCCTGGTCGAACGTCTTTGCGTCCGACGAGTCCAGCGTGGTCCGTCGGATACGCACCTCGTACTGACCGCGGGACGGGAACGCGATCGTGAACCCGTACCGCACCATGGCCGCGCTCTTGGCAGAGCACTGCAACGCGTCTGTGGCGTATTGACCCGCCGCCAGATCGACAGTCGGCAGCCCGTTGGCGTCCGGCGCGCCCAGTGACGGGGCGCAGGTGTTGGGGTCGAGCGACGTCAGTGCGGCCGGGCGCAGGTCGGTGATGTCCGTCGAGGTCACCGGATTGGGAGACCAGACGCCGGAGATCGACCGGTACACTTTGCAGATGGGGTAGAACCCTTGCGGCGTCGCGGGCACCGTCGCCGTGCCGATGTCTGCCTGCTTACCCATGATGACCTGCACGCGCGCACTGGCCTTGTCGATGCAGACCAGATCGTACCGTTCGGCCGCAGTGCCCAGAGTGATAGGGCCGTAGGGCAGCTTGACGTTCTGGGCACCCACGGTCATCGTGGGATGGACCGTGGTCCAGGTCGTGTCACCCAGCTTGCGGTACTCGGCTTCGAAGTCGACCTGCGCCGCCTGCTTGTTGCCGGCGTTGTCGAACTTGACCAGCCCCTGCTGAAAAACGATATCCACCGAGGCCTCGTCCGTGTCGATCAACGTTGTGCGCTGCACCCAGCCGGCGGCCTGGCTCAACAGGGTGCCCACCGCCTCTTCGGTGACCTGCGACGGATACAGACGGATGGGATCGTCGTTGGCATAGCCCTGCCGCACCTCGTACCAGACGTCGTCATAGTCCGTCAGCGGCGTCTCGCCGATCTTGAAGGTGTCCTCGTGCAGCACGAGCGGACCGTAGCCGACAACGAACAGCAGCCGCAGATACTGATCGTTGCCGACCAGCTCCGTGTAGGGCGGCGCGCCATAAAAGGGGGTGATACGGTGCCGGCCGTAGATCTTCGGAATCGGCCGAAACGGGCCGGCCTGGTTGCGTGCGCCCGCGATACTGAGCGCCGGGCTGTCCTTGGCCGCACTGCCGCCCAGCTGCCCCATGTCGATCTTGGGCGGCGGCGCCAGGGCGGCAATGGCCAGGTTGCCGGCGATGCCGACGGCGCCGGCCAGGGCGTAGGCGCTGGGTGAACTGGCGGTGAACCAGCCACCCACGGCCAAACCACCGGCTCCAGCGATCCACGCCGTTGTGGCGATCAGTGCGATGGTCAGCACGATCTGCAGCGCATTCTTCTTGCCGCCGCCTCCTCCGTGAGGGACCACCCGCACGCTGACGATCTGTCCGGGGCGCGGCACCACCTGGCGCCACCGCTCCGGGTCGACCTGGACATCGTCGACAAAAACGTGCGCGTGCCGGCGCAAAACCGGATCGGGCTGCACCAGCTCTAATATCTCGCCGATCGACAGGCCGGCCGGCAGAGTCAGGTCGACCGATGCCACCTGGAACGGATTCGGGCAGGCGACAATGCGCAGGTCAGACATGGTACCTCCAGGCTTGCTTGATACGCGGCCTAAGTCCCGGGCGGCGGATGTCTTCAACTACCGCCCCCTTGGCCTGCTCGGTGTGCAGCACCAGGTGGTCAGTGACCATCAGGCCGACATGGCAGTCGGCGCCCATCTGGCGGATCACCAGCACATCCCCCGGCTGTACCCGGTCCAGATCGACCTGGGCAAAACCGAGCACCGGCGCCTGGCCGGCAATCAGCCGCTGCAACACCTGGCGATGCTCGCTGGTCGATGCGTAGCCATCAGCCAGCGACGGCAAGGCGATGCCAAAACGCTCGGCCATCACCAGGCGCACCAGGCCCCAGCAGTCACAACCGCTGTGGTCGCGGCCGTGATCGACAAACGGGATGCCCACATAGTCAGACCACCACGCAGCCATGGATCATTGCCAGAACAGGCCCGGGCAGGTCGCCGGGGTGAAACGGTCGGCCGGCCAGGGCAGGTTGAGGATCGGCTCGAACCCCAGACGCCCCGAGATGGTCAGGGCGTCCCAGGTCACACCGTAGAGGCTGAAGGTAAAGGGTCCGGCAACGATGTCGTCGATGTCGCTGCCCAGAACCACCCACAGCTCCACCGTCGGCTCGCCGGCGATGGCCCGGATCTCCTGGATGATCTGCCGGTCGACGTTGTCGATGGTGAGGGTCACCTCGCTGATTTCGGTCGAGGTGTCGTCCGGCAGGGTGATCTCGAAGGGATAGCCGATCCATTCTTGGCCGGCGTTGTCGGTGTGGTTGACCTGGTCATTGATGAAATAGAAGGTCTGCGAAAAGCTGGGATGACTGATCTTGAGCTTGAGCAGAAACGCCTCGTCTGTCTGTTGGCCCAACATCCCGTTCAGTGCGGCCGAACTCAGCGTGCGGCTCATGGCAGCACCTCCAGAACCAGCGACACCCGGTAGCGGTCGGTACTCTTTGCCAAAACCTCGGGCGGCTCGATGAAACGGCAGGTCACCGCGGCGCCGGTGCGCGGATGCGTCCAGTCAAACGGCAGCGCGCCGCCTTGCAGGGTGGTGTCGAAAAAACTCTCCAGGGTGGCCACTTGCGCTCCGGTCATGGCCATGGTGCCGCGCACCGGCCTGGGCGCGGCGGTAAAGCGCCGGCGCACCTTGTCGGGGCCGGCGTCCATCCGGGTGCGCAGCAGCACATCGGCGAATCCTTCACGGTAGCCCTGTTGCAGAAATTTTTGCGGCAGGCTCGCGGGCCAGACAGCGTTCGCCATGGTTTACCTCCCGGTCCGGCTCAGGCCATAGGTCGCCTCGAGCGCCTGGGCCAGTGAGCCACCGCGCGAGCGCAGCCGGTCGGCCATGGCCTTTTCCAGCGTGACCACGATATCGAGCCCCTGGCGCGAGCTGCGGGCCGACACGCTCGAGGCCTTGACTGGCTCGCCCTGGTTGAGGATGGAGACATTGACCGGCCGCGCCGCGCCGCCGCCGTCGAGCAGTGCTGCCAGTCGCTCGAAGATCCGGTTCTGCTCGACCGACAGCACCCGCTCGCCACGTTCGAGAATGGCAAAACCCTCGTTGGCGTTCAGCCCACCGCCATGGAAGACCGGCGTGAACACACCGCCGCCGTGGTGCACCGGTGCCGCCTGGCTGCCGAGCAAGGTCTGCCCGGCGGTGGACACCCAGCCAATGCTGCTGCCGGCCATGCCCGAGAACAGGCCGCGCAACAGATAGCTCGAAGCGATCTGGGCCAGCATCCGGCGCACCATGTCGCCAAAGCTTTTCAGCATCCCTTTCAGGCCCTCTTCAAAGGGATTGAACAGAAATTCGGCGAAAGCGTCCTGGATGTTGCGGGCCGCCTGGATGCCGAACTGGGTCAGCTCGCTGTAAGCCTGGCCGATGATGGCGTTGTGGCGCTGCTGCACATCCTCGCGGTCCTTGAGCTGCTGCTCCCAGTTGGCGGTCGACTCGGTCCAGAGCTGGCGCTTGTACTCTTCGTTGGTGCGCTCCAGTTCCTGTTCCCGCTCGACCTTGATCTGCAGCGCCCGGCTACGCACCTCCCATTTGTCGCGGGCCTGGTATTCCCAGCTTCCGGCGACGCCCTTGCCGGCCGCGGCGAATTTTTTCAGGTCCGATTCCGACCAGGACGTTTTGGCGCCGCCGCCAGCCTGCCGCTGCTGGTATCTGGCCTTGGGCCCGGACTTCTTGGGTGTACCGTCACTGTTCAGCCCGGCAGCACGGTTTGCCAGCTCCTGTAATTTGCGATCAGATTCGTCGTAACGTTCTGCATATTTTTGAGCCTGCTCTTCAAGCCACTTGCCAAAATCTCCGCCGAAAATCTTTGATCCGAAAGCGGCCAAGCCACCGCCGAAAGTGTCGGCCAGCATGCCCATGCGGTACATCTCGGCGATGACGTTGGTGAATCCTTCCTTGATGGATCTCATGCCTTCCAGGAAATCATCGTTCCACTTGATCCTCCCGGTCGCGGCATCGATCGTGACGATACTGTCGGCGATGTCCTGCAGCTCGGCTTTGACTGTCTCGAACAGCGGCTCGGACACCTTGGCGCTGATCTGGTTGAACAGGTCCACCGTGTTCGACCAGACGCCGGCCCATGTCTTCTGCGACTCGATGCCGGCGGCCTTGTAAGCCTCCAGCTTGGACATCAAAAAGCTGAACAACTGGTCGGCGTTGGCGCTGTTCTGCCGGATGTCCTCGTTGGTCAGGCCCAGCACTGTAGCGATGCGGCTGGTACGGGGATTGATGGTTCCGGTCAGCATCGACCGGGTTTCTTCGGCCAGCTGGTCGAGCGACAGACCGATGGCGCCGGCGGCCTGCACCATGGCCACGGTGAACTCCTTGACCTGGCGCCGGTCGAATCCCTTGGCCATGGCCACCGGCAGGGTCTCCTGGTAGGCCCGCACCAGCTGGTCCAGGGTGGCGATGGTCTGGAAGTTGGCGACCTGCAGCTCCTCGAGGATGCGCTTCGAATCCTCCTGGGCCGCAGCCAGCGCCGCCTGCCCTTCGAGAGCCTTGCCGGTGGTCTGGTCGATGTACCGGCCGCCGGAGACAAACGCCGTGGCGATGCCCAGGGCGGCTGTCTCGAGGGTCGCGTTGAACCGGAAGACCAGGGCGTCCAGCGCCCGGGCGACCTGCCGCACTGCCATTTCCAGCATCATCACCTGCATCGCGGCGTTCATGACACCGCTGCGGAACAGGCCGACCTTCTGCGTGGCATGGTGCATGTGCCCGCCCATCGCCTTGCCGGCAGCGCCGGAACGTGCCGCCATCTGGTCGATGTTGGCCGTTGCCCGCCTCAGTTCGTCGCGCAGCTCGGCAAACGCCTTGTCGGTCTTGTTCAGCGCCTCGATGATCAGCTGCAGCTTCAGGTCAGACATCAATCACCTCGATTCTGCGATCGCACCTATCACAGTCGTCCTCGCCCAGTTGCCGACATGCCTTGCAGTAGGTGTCTTCCGGCCGCTCCGCTTCCCCGACCCCAAGAAAGGCGATCACCGCTTCCCGAAACAGGATCTGCCGCGCCTGGTAGTCGACCCAGGGGGCTACCTCGTCGACCCGGACGGACCAGAGGATGCCGTCTCTTTTGCTGATGTCGCCGCCGGCGAGGACGACAACGAGCCGGTCGATGGCGGCGGGACCACCCTGGTCTGCAGTTTCCCGATCATCTGCGCCGCCCGGTCGAGCAGCGAGGCAATCGGGTTGCAGTCGAAAAAATCCTCCACCACCTCGAGGGCCGTCTCCGGCGAGATGGCGAATTCGATCTCGGCGGCGGCCGCCGGCAGGTCCTTGCCGGCCGGGCTCTGACCTTTTTCCGTGAGCACCACCGCCAGGGCCAGCGGCAGCTTCTCGCCCAGCGCCGCCACCAGCCCCAGAGCGCCGGCGTCGGCCGGCAGGGCGACATCGCCGAGCACGGCCAGCAGCTGTCGCAGCTGCCCCAACACCAGCGGTCGCTGCTCGTAGGTCTTGCCGCCGATCCGGTAGGTCTTGACATCACTCACGCGCATCCTCCTCCCTTGTCACTCGTCCCTCGTCACTGAACTCACACCGTCGCCTGGGAGTTCTTGAGAATGATCTGCATGGCGGTCGCCTCGGCGCTGTCGTCGTAGTACGCCTCGAACGGCAGCTCGACCAGAATGCCCTTCGGGCCGTCGATGACCGGCGCGTTCGGCGAATAGATCAGTTCGGGCAGCTTGATCTCCAGGCTCTCGTTGCCGCTTGAGCCGTCACCCGTGCCGAGCTGGAAGAGCACACGCAGGCTGCTCTCGGTGCCGCCTATCGCCTTGGTGTAGAGGGCCAGGTCCTTGAAACGCGCCTTCAGGGTGCCGCTGACCTTGACCATCCCCTCGGGGATGTCGACCCGCTGACCGTTGCCGCCGACACTGTACTGGTCGCCGTCCAGGTTGTTCTCGAGCGTAAGCCCGTCGATGCCGACCACGTCGGCGATCGCCGCGCCGCCTTCCTCGATGGCGCCCACCGCGAAACCGTCGAAGCTCTGCTTGCCGAGATCGGTCGGGGTGGCGTCGAACGAGGTCGCGGACACCGATTCCGAGGCCCCCAGAAACTCGAAGTCGACCTTCTGGAACCCCGCCGGCGTTACCGACATCGACATCTTCGACACCTTGCAGCCGTTGTACTTGA